GCATTTGCTTATTTAATAATGAAGAAATTTGGATTAACTAATCCTATTGACAAGAAAGATCCAAATAAAGTTTCATGGGCATTAAAATTCTTAAAACAAAGAAGAGTATTTGAACATCTGGATAAAGACGCTGAAATAAAATTCTTGACTAAAGATATTCCAGTTTCATTTATTCAGCATATTGGAAAACAATTACACGATCAGATTCATACACAATCGCAAACACCAGATTTTAATCAAATGACTGGAGCTTTATCAGGATCTGCCATTGATAGATTATTATTTGATTTTGAGAATTTAGTGTCGTCTGTTGAAGCCGATTTTGATACCGGATTATATAGAAGAATTGAATTAATTACTGGATTCTTAACTAAATTAAAAAGAATTAATGGTATTGTTGAAATGGTAACGATTAATCACAAGAGAAACAAACCATTAAATACTATTGATTTTTCTAATAATGCCCTTGTTATGCAGAATGCTGGATTTAGTAGAAGGGCGATAGTTTCTACTATGCCTGAAGAAATTATACCTGATGTAGAAAAAGAATTACAATATGAAATGGAAGAACAAGAAGAATTAATGAGATTTAACAGCTCTGAACAGGTTAAGGTTATTCCTAATATAGAAGAAACGCCTAATGAAGCCAATGAAGGAACAAATGAAAGCAATAACATTTGATTCAGAAATAAATAAAGAATCTATAAAACAATTATTATTAGATATAGATAAAATACCAGAAACAGAAAATATAATATTATATATGTCTTCAAACGGTGGAAGCGTTTCAGATAAACTTAATTTAGTTGATTATATTAATAGATTTCCCGATAGGTTTACTATTGTTTGTAATTGGGATATGTCATCGGCTGCATTTGATTTATTATTGGAAGTAAAAAATTGTAAAGTAAAAGTATCTAATATTGCTTTTTCTAGGCTACATTATTTTAATAATACGATTGATATTAGAAATTTAAATAATAATTTTTCTATAGATCACTATTTATTAAATGATCTTCAAACTAGAAATGCTTTATTTATTGAGAATTTTTCAAGATATTTAAGCGATGAAGAAGTTGAAGAAATAAAAAAAGGTAATGATATTATTATAAATTCAAATAGAATGAAAATTATTATTAATCTTTTAAATCCAGGAGTTTTAATATGAAATACTATATTATTTATCATAATGAAAATGATCATACCATTTATTTGTATTGGAATGATGATAAAAAAGAAAATGATTGGACAAATGATTTTGATTTAGCAATTAAATTTAAAAGTAATGAAGATGCATTAAATGTTATTGATGTTATGAATAGAAAATATTCAGATATGATGGTAACATTTAATATGAATACTTTGGAAATTAATAAATGTCAGAATTAAGTAAATTAGAAAAACAAGCATTTTCTTATTTATTAGCTAGAGAACAAAAATACTCACAATTAATTCAAAAACAATTAAGAGATAGTTTAAATACTATTTATGCTGAAATGAAAGTTATTTATGATAAGTATGCTATAAATGGTAAATTGACAAAAGTTGAAATGGTTAAATATAACAAATATGCTACAATGGAACGGCAGATATTAAAGAAATTAGATCCAGCTATTAAGGCAAATATAAAAGAGATTAAATATTTATTGCCTAGTCAATATAAAGAATCATTTTTTCATTATGCATGGGCAATAGATAATGCTACTGGTTTGCGATTATCGTATGGCAATATAAATACTTCTCAGTTTTTACAATTATTTGATATTACCAATCCTAAAAATATTGAATTACAAAGTGCTTTAACCAATTACAATTATCTATTAACTGCTAAAAAAGCTATTCGAGCAGCATTATTAAATAATTTATCTATTGGAAAAACATTTGATGAAATGGCTAGAGATTTAAGAAAAGCATTATCAATTACTTTTAATGAGGCCTTACGAATAATTAGAACAGAAGGAATATCTGCTATTAATGCTGGACAAACATTAGCATATATTAAGGCTCAAGAAAATGGAGTAATAGGCGTAGAAAAATGGTCAGCTACTAAAGATTCAAAAACTAGATATGACCATGCTATTGCTGATGGTAAGAAAAGAAATGAAGATGGATATTTTTATGTAGGAGGTGAGCCAGCATTATTTCCAGGTGATCCAAACTTATCGGCAGGAAATAGAATACATTGCCGTTGTCATACTTATTTTGAGATAGAAGGATATGAACCGCAACTAATGAGGACGAGAGAAGAAGGAATATTGCCATACATGACTTATAATGATTATGCAAAACAATATCATCCAGATTGGTTAAAGAAAGGAGCATAAATAAATGGCATTTACAAAAGGAACTATTACATTGGATTATATTTTTAAAGTAAAACGTAATAATCAAAAAATATTTGCATTAAAGATAATTAATATTATTTGTAAAATATTTAATATAAAATTTGAAATAGAAATCGAATCTAGCATTAATAAAGGAGAATAAAATGGAAATTAAATTAAAATTATCTACAGGCAAAGAATTAGAATTAACTTTAGAAGAATTAAGAGAATTATTAGGAATTAATAATATAATAAAAGAACAAACAATTACCCCATTTGCTTATCCTTATTATCCTCCTCCAAATTATCCAACAGTTACTTTTTTTACTGGAAAAATATAATTAAATGAAAGTATTATATAACGAATTAATAGATAAATTAATATTACTAGAATCAAAAGATAAGCAATATGCCATTGAATTAGAAATCGCTAGAAGCAAATTAAGAGAGTTAAAAGATAATGTTACTGAAATAGAAAATAAACAAGAATTATTAAAGAAAGAATTATCAGATACTTATGGGAAATTAAAAGAATTAATAAGGAATAATGAATGATTTCTACAACTGGCACTACAATAGAAAGTTATTTAAAATGGGTAAAAGAGGAAATTGAAAAGAAAAAATATGGCGAAGTATCAATTAATTTTATAGTAAATAATTCACAAATAGTAGATGTAAAAAAAGTTTCTATGGATTCTGAACACTTCCCATTAAAGAAGAATTAAATAAACTTTATATTATGTAGCAAATAATATATAATATTAATAATTAAACCTGAACCGTAAACGGTAAGGCGCTGAAGGTAATTGGTTAATTCCAATATAAATCCTTCAGCGCCTTTTTTATTTATCAAAAAGGAGAATAAATGAACAAGAACTTGGCATTAAAGATTGCAGGAATTGTAGCAATTATAGTCGGGTCAGTAGCGTTATATTTTGCTGGAAATACTGAAGGCCAAATAGTTGCATTGGTTGGTGGAGTATTTGTTTTAATTGGTTTAATAATTGGTTTTTTCAAAATTACTGTAAAGGAATAGTAAATGGGTGCAGCAAAGGATAGAAAGATTGCGGCTAGGGTACGGCGACAGGCCTCATTAAAAGGGACTCTCAATGATACTACTGCAAAAGTAAATCCTATTAAAATAGAAAAGAAAGTTGATAATAAAATTGTAATTAAAAAAGAAGAAGTAAAGCGGGGGCGTGGCCGTCCGTCTAAGGCCGAATCAGAAAAGAAATTGAACCAGACTGGAACTAAAAAGAAACAGGCTGGGGCAAAGGAGAAAAAGTAAATGGATAATGATATTACGTTAGAACAGGTAAAAGAATTTATTGAGGCTAATAAAAGTAATGCTGATGTTGCGGAATATATTGTTTCTGTATCCGTTGATAAACCTATGAATGCTGAATTGGTTTCTGCATATCTGCAGACCACCGAAGGTAAAAATCTAATTCAGCCGATGATGGATCAGCGCGTAACTGATGCAATTAAAACTCATGACGAAAAGCAAAAGCCGAAAATTGATGCTTTAGTAAAATCTCAAATTGCAGCAGAAATGCTTCGATTAAATCCAACTGAAACTCCAGAACAGAGGGAAATGCGCGAACTTAGGCAGAAAACTAAAGAGATGGAAGATCAGTGGGAAGCCGATAAACGTAATTCTAAAATCAAGGAACTTGCTTTTAAAGAAGGCATTGATCCTTTATTTATTGAAGGAACACCTTTTAATTCTGTTGAAGA